AAACTAAAGATTAGTAATTCAGAAGCAATTGCACCAGACAGTGAGAATACTATGATACCCGAGAACATAATGAATAGTATTAGTTCTAAGTATCAAAAAGTATGTGTGTTGTTTGATAATGATGAGGCTGGTATAAAAGCTGCTGAGAAGTATAAGTCTAAGTATGGTTTTGAGTATGTTGTGTTAGAACTTGAGAAAGATTTATCAGATGCTATTAAAGTACATGGTATAGATAAAGTAAGAGATAATCTTTTGCCGTTACTAAAACAGGCATTATTATGAGTTGGATATATCAAGGTAAAGAGTTTGATGACAAACAAA